GGATCAGAAGTACCATTGAGTACGTTAAGGCCGTCAGCGGGACGATCACCCCAGTAAGTATTGTAGTCAGTTCCATCTAGCTTTACCAAAATCTGATCTGCAGTACCACCAGTGGGAATACCTTGCCCAGTAGCGCCTTGCAGTCCACGTTCACCTCTTGGTCCTTGAGGACCGGGAACGCCTTCACCAAACGGCAACGACATGTCTACCCATTGAGTAGAATCACCGTCATTCCATTTACCGTACCATCTGCCATCTTCTGTATTGATCCACAGGATGTACTGGTCAGATGTGGGTGGGTTTATACCAATCCAGAGAATGGAGTCTTCTAGAACTTGAGCCACGAATCCGGAGATACCATCTCCATTAAATCTACCACCGGGAGTTCTCCCCCGATCAGTAGTAGCGCCAGCGAATTGGCCTCCCGGTGCGGGAACATCAACTTCAGGCATTATCCTTTCTCCTTTTTATTACAGCAATCCACCACCACTGTAGTGAGTAGTCGCTATACCGCCGCTAACTCTCGACCTCTTGTCTTCGTCGTTGAGTTCCGTAATTTGATTCTTGAACAGTTCATGGTAGCTGACCGCTTTCTGCTCGTCTTGAAGGTATATATAGGCCTCTCGCAGCGTTCCATAGAGGACCATCGATTGATTCTCGTCTCTAAGCCAGTTAGGTGCCAGCATACCAATGTAATACCCGATTGGCAGCGAACCAGTTCCGTCAGCATATATAATGTTATTAGTGATAAGGGGATCAGCAACAATAGCATCTTCGTCCACCGTAGCATCTGCTTCGGCTGCAAGTAACGCGTTCTTTGCGTCCTCAGCCGTTGCTCCGCTATAGAGCAAGCCTAACGCATAGTTGTCCTCATTCACAGCGTAACGAGCGTAAATAGAGGGCAGTCGGCGGTAATAGAAAAGCTGATACACTTCTCCTACTTTTCCTTCTGGGTAAATCTTGAAGTTATTACCTTGACGAGTATAGTGATACTCTCTCCAATTCTTAAACTCATCCGTGTGGAATGATCTCATGTCTGACTTCGAGTTATAGATTCTATCGATCTCGCCAGTTGAGTCAAGTCTACGCAATTGAATAAATGAAGCTGCGTCCCCCGGCACCGGGAGCAGGTTGGTTGCTTCGGTAAGGGCTGTATACGTAAACACGTATTCGAGGGGTGCCGCCCTTAGGTCTTTGTAGATGTTATCACAAGCAATGTCAGCAAACATTCTCACCAGATCGTTAGGAAGAACTGTGGAGTCTCTGTTTGTGTACTTATGGATATTATCTACGAACTTTGTGTAGTTCATAATAGCCTCTTACTTCATTGTATGATACTTGGTTTTCTTACCGTCACGGACCATAAGATACGGGTGATGATCGCGAATCCAATTCGTGAACTTAGCCATTTCCCATTTGTCATGAGCATGTTCGCCCATGATGTCTACGCCAGTAAGGTTGAAATATTCGATGATATGAGTTACCGGGATAGTCGCAAACTTGCGAGTACCTTTCTCAGGCTTGATAAGCCCGTCCTCACGCATATCACGCTCTCGCTTTACATCTTCTACGATCTCGGTAATATCCTGCTCAATCTTGAAAGCACTATCTGTCTCGAAACCGGAGATGCCAAATTCATTACGGTCGAAATCTCTTTCGCGTCGGTTAGCTTCTTCGTCTACTAACTCTTGGAGAGCTTCTAGCTTCCATTTAACAAGAGTCTCGTCGTCAATGTCGTTCAAATTCATTTTGTCCTCCAACAGAATAAAAATGAGGAGAGATCATTTGACCTCCCCTCACTTATTAACTTAGCCGCCAATCCCGATGATCAGGCCAAAGCCTTTCGGGTTACGACATTCCATCGTGCACTCTTCAACGAGCATACCAATGGTCGAGTCACCCTTGGGACCAACATCAACTTCCTGCATAGGACGCAGAATGGTCGTGTTGAACCACATCGGATCGTAGCAGATAGCAGTGAAGTCACCGGGGCTATCCGTTGCATCAAGTGCACCAGCACCTGCAGTTCCAGCCAGACCCATGATCCAGTTCGGAACGATGTAAACTTCACCGAAGTCCGACTGATACAGGTCAACCGACTGACGCAGCTTGCCGCTTGCACCAATGTCACGCTGAACGTTGGTCGATGCCAACTGAGCAGCAGCAGAGATAGCTCTACGGTTCTTCGGAGACACCATGACGCGAGTGGACTTACCACCCTCTTCATAGACCTTCTGCTGGACTTCGTCGATGTCCGTCAGGTCGATTGCAGCTTCCGTAGTCGCACCGATAGCAGCACCGAAGGTACCGTTACCAGCAAAGACGCCACCAGATTCGAATGCACCAGCGGCAGCATTCCAAACCATTTCGTCAGTTGCGTACGACTGGACACCGCCCATAGTACGGGGGCTTGTACCGCCCTTCTCCTGCCAGCTATGAACCATGGTGTACTCCATGTCACGCCGCATTTCAGTACCTTTCTTCTTGATCTGGTACTTGAATTCGTCTTTAACACCAGCCTGATCAACGTGCTGCTTCGTGTTAGTGACCGAGAGCTTCTCACCGAAGATCTGGGTGTAGTTGCCCAGACGGGTACGGTTCTGAGTGCCTTCAGACAGGTCATCAAAGTCCGAACCTTCAGCTTGTGCGTTCCCTGCGGGTGCACGAAGTTCGTCAGTCTGCCATTCGTGGAGAATAGCTTTTGCTTTGTTTTTACCGATGCTCGACATGAACGCGGTGTCTTCCCGCGAAATCATCGAAATCAGGTTAGTCAGGTCTTCGCGTTCGGACGCGTTGCCCGAAGTGCCGAGAGCGGCCTTAGGACCGCCTGCGGTATAGTTACCAGTAGCCATTTGTAAATACCTCTTAGGTTATTATGGTTAATTAAAGTATTTACCAGCCAGTGCATCGAGTGCGCTTTCAATGTCATCATTTGAAGCTTCTCCAGATTGAATGTTCCTTGAAGTCTTCATTTGATTTGCGCGATTCTTTACGCTAGCGGGTTTTGCCTTCTTGGTAGCAGCAGGACGACGAGGCGCTTTGGCCTTTCGTTTTGCGCTGCCTTTAGATACCTTTTCAGAAAGCTCCATGAATTCGTTGATCGCTCCGATAATCTTTGCGTCAACAAGAGTTTGAAGCACTTCCTCAGGGATACCCTTCGAGAGTGCGAATTCCCGTAACTGCGTAGCTTTCTCTTCATTGAAGTCAGGTACGTAATCGTTGATCTCTTGATTGAACTTCTCTACTTGTTTTTGTAGATGTTCAGTCTGCTGAGATGCTTCCTGCTTCTGGAGAGCTTCTGCTACCTTCTCACGCCGCTGTCGTGCAGTCCAGTACTTCTGCTGAATTTCTTCCATCTCATCCTTGATCTGGTCAGCTTCGTACTTGTCACCATCTTTCTTAGCGGCTTTGTGACGTTCTTGCAGTTCCGAGTACTCTTTGGCAAGTCCGTTCTCTTCGATTGCTGTCTGTGCTTGGAGAAGTTTCGCGGTCTCTTGGACCTTCGACATTTCTTCTGCACGTTCAGTTTCAAAAGTCTCACGTTCTTGTGCCAGTTCTCGACCTTTCTTCGACAAATGCTGGCTGGTCTGATATCCCTTAACGAGTTCTTTCAGGTCTACGTCGGCTTGTTCCCCGTCAATCTTGACAGGCACCTTGAATTCCCAATCGATCTCATCGGTTTCCTCTTCTTCGTCGTCGTCGTCTTCGGTAGAGTCATCATCTGAATCATCGTCGTCGGCGTCTTCGTCGTCGAGGTTATCATTACCATCGGCTTCATCTTCTTCGTCACCTGACTCATCATCAACGAGGTCGTCATCGTCTTCTGCGTTGTCAGAGACTGGCTCCTCTTCTTCACGGGTAGAAACACCTGCTTCTCTAAGCATATCGCTTGAGTTCAGGAAATCATCCAGAGCGGAGTCCATATCTGCTTCAGAATTCAGGTCATCCGAGTTTCCCATTGTCAGGTCGTCGGGTAGAGCTATATCTTCGCGTGGCATATTCTTTTATCCTTCTGTTACGCTTCGTTTGCAACAGAGGTATTCGTAACCTCCGCTTTATCAGCACGAGGCTTTTTCATTTCTTCTTTGACAGGTGAAACAGCATTAGCTGCGGCCAGATCTTCTTCATCTTTCTTAGCCTTTGCTGCGAGGGCTGCTTTAGCTTTCTTTTCTTTCTCAGCTACGGCTTCCTTCTCACACTTGTCAAATTGTTCCTTGATCTTCTCAAGGGCTTCAATATCTTCAACAAGAGTACTCACATTACCCCGCATGTTCTGCGCACCCGAAGTGTTGGATGCAGCATTAACGATGCTTGAGTTAAGTACAGCGTTGAGGTTATTGATAGCACGTTGGACTTTGGCACTATCTGTACCACGTTCCATAAGCTTTTCAATTAGAGTCATTGTCGTCCTCATTTGATTCGTCTTCCATTCCTAAGAACGGAGCATTGCGTCCGTACTGCTCATACTCGTGGAGCTTACCTTTGATAGCACCTAGAGCAAGTACATTCTGATACAAGCTTTCCCTCATGTCTGATTCATGGAGTTGGGTTTGACACCATCTCATGAAAAGGTCGAGGAGGATTTCTGCATAAGCTTCGTCGAAGAACTCGTCTCGTTCCCGCTTTGCAGTTTCTCCTCTATGAGTAAAGATTGCCTGTAGATGAGGACGACGATCCGCTTGCTTTTCATGTCCTTGTTTGAACATGGGCAAGAAGTATCGGTCCCTCATGTAATTCTGTGTGTCCTCTGAATTCATTCTTACGCCATTCCTTTCTCTTCTACTTCTACGTCGACTTCTGCATCCTTAACAACCTCAGACGCCATCTTCTTACCAAGAGCATCAAGTCTACCTTGAATACCCGAATGATTAGAAGGACCGTACTGAGAGATAAGATTATGAGCAGTCTCGACAAGCTTGTTGATATCTGGAGATTGCGGTCTAGGAGTTCCCTCCTTATCTGCTTTGAGAGCAAGTTCAGCCCACTTGATGTAGTGGTCATCCAGAGCGTTAGCCAACTGACGTGCATTGTCTTGCATTGCATTATCAGCCTGAGTTGCGAGGAGACGTGCATTAGCTTCTTTAGCAAGTGCATCATACTCTGCAGTCATTTCTCTAATCTCTAGTTCTTTCTCTTGAGCAGCAACCATCTTCTTCCGAGCAGCCTCAGCCTTCTCTTGGAACGCAGGATCATTGTAATCTTCAATGAAGTCCATTGGATCCAAGTCGAGTGCAGTGATAGCCATAGAGGCAAGTCGTGCGTCAGCAGTTTCTTTGATTACTACTTGACGACCAGTCTCAGCAAGCTTTCCTAGGATAGCTCCCACCATTTCATATTTTGCACGGAGATTGTCGTTAGAGTTCTCTCCAAGATTTGCATCTACGTCGAAATGGATAGTGTCCGGAAGTGTAGAGATATCTACTTCTTTGTAGATACCTTCTCTGTCCAGATAACCTCGTGTCTTACCAGCATTCTTTCGAATCTCTTTGTAGACACCTTTTACAAACCTTTTGATACCTGTCTGTACAAACCGTCGAGCAGTATGCTGAATTCTGGTTTGAGCAGCAGATTGAACTCTGGCAACCTTCGTCTCGGAGTTACCCGACACGTAGAGGTCATCGTTGAGTCCCTGAGCAGCCTTCGAAAGCCCATTAGCCTGTTCCTTATGGATCTGCATTTGAGCCAAGAGCGGGACAGTACCGGGAGCGATGTTCTCAGGTTGCATCATTGCAACAGCACCATTCGGATTACCAACTGTTGGTACGATAGACTTCGGCTTCATGTTTTGAAGCGCAGCAAAGTCAACAACATTAGGATCAGCCAAACGAGGCGAAAAGTTTGTGAGGTACACATTCTCCACGAAGCCACGAAGGATCGCAGTGGATGTGAGGGTAGAGGAACGAGTAATATCAGCCATTGACAGGCCGTAGAACTCATAGGGAATCTCAATCGGGCAAAGGGTAGCGAGGTTAACCTCTTCACAATACTCGTCGAGAATAATCATGTCACCAGAATAGATGACGTGTCTAAGTTCAGAATGACCATCACCATCACGGTCGGCATAGAGCCAGCATTCCTTGATGAGGAAGGATTCGTTTTCGTCAAGAGTTGACAGCTTGGAGTCCATAGTTCCATTATAGGATTCACCTGTAATGTCCTTACGGGAAGCTCTCTCCCTCTCATGACGTGTACGATAAGTGTCATCTAGTCTGAACCAGTCTTTGAATCGGCTGGTGAAGACATCAGGATGACGCTTCTTAAGGTCTGATCTTGTTACGTCGTCTTCTGCAATTTCAATGAATGTGAAATCGTCAAGAGACTTTGCGTTTCTGTCAATTGAGAAGTTTTCATGAGGAACAACATCAAACTTGACGCCACTCTTGTCATGCTTCCTTCTAATCTTGATATCCCGGTAGACGATGCTATATTGAATTTCGCCTTCTGGAGTTTCAGAACCTTTGTTCTCAGCAACGAGATCACTGATCAATTCTACATTGTCATCGCCAAGGAGTTCATCAAGTTTCGATTCATCGATCTCTTCGAACTCTTCATAGTCGTACCAATAGTCCTCACACCAATCCCAACGGATGATAGAGTTCTTCCACAGCAGGCCAGCCTTGGCCCATGTGTTTAGTTTGGACCAACCTTCGTTGGCGATAAAAATCTCATGGTTTGTCAAATCCTCTGCCTGACGTGTCTTGTGAACCTTATCAGGCTCATGAGATGTCGGTTTGAATTTGGCAAGTTTTCCATTATCGAATAGGAGTTCAGACAGGATTGCATTGTAGCCATCAACAACTTCTGTAGTCGAAGAATCAACAATACCGGAGACTCCCTGAGGTTTCAGGTGTCCATACGGTTGACCAGCATACTCGTAGGTAGCTTGGTTACGTACATCTTCCAGTGAGGAGGATCCTAATTGGTAGTCAGAAATCTGGCTACTCAGTTGATCAATCTCTGCCAGAAACTGCTCGTCAGATAGTTTCTTAGCCATATATCCTCCTTACTCCTTCCCTACATCTGAGGGGTGTCCAAACATCCATACAAATGGATTCCATCGTGATACCTCACCACTTCCTGTAGGAACCGGGGTATCTTGTTTCACTGTTGCAGCAGCCTCAATAGCTGATCTGCGCTGGGCTTCTTCCAGAAGTTTCCTTCTTTTCTCTTCCATCATGGCCTGCATGTTCTGCTGGAATGCAGATTCAGAATTGACCAATTCACCGCCTAGTTCATTATACATTGGCTGTAGGATACTTTGTTTATCCATGTCGTAGCGCCTCCTCAAAGATACGAGCAGCTTTTGCTACTTGGTCCGCATGGAATACGCCATTGACGATTCTTCTTGCGTTGTAGTAGTCTGCCGCGTCTTGATTGATATAGTCGTCTAGACACTTACCAGTGAATAGTCCTTCTTTCATACCGACGACTGTGATATAGGAATTGATTTCAGGATCGTCTGTAATCAGTTCTGGCTGGTTCACAAGATCAATCTCTTTACCAGTAAGAGCAGAAAGCTTTGCAGTGAACTGCCCATAGTTACCTAGCCACGTGAGTTGTACCCAACCACGTCCATGGTAACCCATTTTCTTGTTTCTCCAAATGAGGAGAGGAACGCCGTAGTCTCGGCCTTTCCCTTTTCCTATTTCTTCTTTGTACTTGAATCTTCCAGATTCGTGATAGGCTGTGCCTAGCACATACGAAATCTGTTCTACTTTCACTACGTTTTCTCTAAGACAAGTCTCAATCAGTGTGATAAGAGGCTTCTCTTGGAATTCCGGAAGGGATCCGTAGAACAGCTTGTTTTTCAAAAGACGATAACCTTTCTCACCAACATACTCCTTAATAGACTGTGTCTTTTCTACAACAGTCGGTTCAGGTTGTATCTCTGGTTCGGGTTCAGGTGTACTCGTCTTGAAAATATCCCATAAGCTCATTTCTGTGTCCTCTTATGTTTAGATTGAGGGGGTTCTCATACAGCCGCCCCCTCGTCGACCGAGGACATGTATGAGAAAACTATAGCCACTCCGTGTTGTCTACAGGTGCTTGGAAGTTGTCGAAACTCTTCCTGAATGCTGTTAGACGACTTTGGTGTGTACGATAAGCCTCAAGTGCTAGGGCTAGAGCGATGACTGAGTCATCATATCCTCCTGCTGCTGCTTCAGTCTTACCGTTGCTTAGAAGCACGTATGACTTAAGCTCGTCGACCAGTTGCTGATCGTTCAGTTGGATTTCTCTATTGTGAATGGCACTTTTCAAGTTACCGATGATTGCAGGTTTGGTAGCAGATGTAGTCTTGAATCCCGGCCTCTCACTTTCATCGTCAGTGATTTTGGTCAGGTTTGTCTGGTGGTACAGGTTCGGATATCGCATTGACTTCAATTTGGCCAATGTGGCGACACCCATACTATTGGATTCAACGATTAGGAGCGCATGGTTATACATCCTTCCTAGATAGAAAAGAAGTTGTCCATAAGCTGATGGGTCAATCCTATCACAGGAGTACTTTGCCACGATTTCTCTTTCAGAGTCCATAACTATAGCACATGACCTATCTTGTCCCACACCAAGCGCAACGTCTGCTCCGATGATGAACTTCTCATCATGGGCATGATTACGGAAGACTTGAAGTTCTCCGTGTGGGTGTACATCGAAGTATTGTGAACCTTCCTCCAGTCTTCGCCTATTCAGCGGTGGAGTACATTCTACTTTATTCAGTACGTCAATATCAAACACGTTAGAACCAGTAGAGATGAATGCTTCTTCTGGAGTAGCTGGGTATTCCTGTTGGAATTTGATAGGACCGGATTCACCGATCTTCATAGCTCTCCAATACATCTGGTCTCTTGTCAGGTTCCATCTTGATTGGTATTGTTCTTCTTCTTCACTCATTTCCCACTCAGGAGGAGCAGGAAGAGTGTATTCTGATGTGAGGAACCACGGAATAAAGATCGGGACGTATTCGTTTAATCCTTTTTCTGCAGTCTTCCATAGACGATAGAATTCGCCATCGATACCATTGGCGGTGCTTTCCAGAATTACCTCTGTACCCATAGCATTGGGGATACCCTGAAACAAGCCAGCAAGGATTTTCTCATCGAACTGCCAGAATGCCACCTCTGATAGGTGTGCAACAGTCGGAGTGGTACCTCGACCAGCTTCGGGTGAACCCGCCGTGTACAGTCGGTAGCCTCGCTTCTCTTCATACAAATCGCCATGTTCGTTTTTCTTTTCCTCCACAAAGATCATTTCCTTTGCGTTGGTTCTTCCAATTTTTGGTTGGAACAATGGATTCAAGTTTGCATGCACGTCCTTCGACATAGTGAAAAGGGCTTCTGATGTAGCACCGTCATGTGCCATTACAACAGAACGGGAAAGGGGCATATACTTTGTTTTCCAGAATACTCGCCCGGTACAATAGGTGGAAATACCTTGCTGCCGAGCCTTGAGAATGATAGCCCTGACTTTCCCTGTTCTCTTTCTCTGTTCTTCAATCTTACTATGAATCAAGTTCTGCGGTTCATTGAAGACGAAAGGCACGAGTCCTTGTGTAACGTCCTTGGGACGAATCTTAATCTGTTCTTCGGCAAAAGTACGATAGTCATCTTCGTACTCTGCTTCTTTTCTTCGTCTGTACGCTTCTTTTGCAAGAGCAAGTTTTTTATGATTGCTCATGTGAGCGTCCTCTTATACAGGAAGTACCAATTGCCTTCGATCTTGCGGTTCGTGCGAGATAGCATCAATGATAAGCATCTGAAGGTCCACCATGCGTTCATATCGCATGAGTGCAGATTCTGATTCTACCAGAGCTTCCTCAAGCACCTTTACTTCCTCTTTAAGCTTGTTGATTTCTTGTGATTCACATGCGTAGTTGTTAGGGTGCTGATAGAGCGCCTTTGGCAATCCGTGTGAATTTGGAATGTGTTCATTAGGTCCGCTGTCGAAAGGAATCTTATTCATATTTATGACTTCCTGAATTGGCTGCACTGACTGGATTCGAACCAGTGGTCCACGGTTTAACAGACCGTTGCTTTACCGCTAAGCTACAGTGCATGAGTGGTTGAGGATACTGGAATCGAACCAGTGACCTAACAATTATAAGTTGTTTACTCTACCGCTGAGCTAATCCTCTTTATTGGTGACGAGGGCAGGAATCGAACCTGCGACTTTTGGATTATGAGTCCAATGCTCTACCGCTGAGCTACCGCGTCTAGAATAGGAGTACTGCTACGAGTACTACGAATGCGACGGTGGGGATTAGGTAGACTGATTTGTCTTCCGACTTTTGGATATCTGCCCATACGTCTTTCAGTTTCTGAAGCATTGGAATTCTCCTTATCTCTAATTTTTCTTGTTCTCTTTATGGGGACAGTAAATGTGGTAGGTTTTGTGATATAGAATACTATATATAGTATAAGGATTGATATGTTGTGGTATATCAGTAGTAGGAGAAATAGGGTATATGACACTTCTATTACTTTTCCTTTCTTACTTCTTTCTTAATCCTTTCTTAACTCATATGACACTTCTATTACTTTTCCTTTCTTACTTCTTTCTTAATCCTTTCTTGATTCATATGACACTTCTATAGAATCCATATGACCTCCACATCATCGGGCTTCGCCCTATAAGGGGACATAGCTATTTTGTATGTACGTCCAATATACGTACTATATATGGTATGTATCTGATCTTCTCACATGCAGTCAAGGTTTGGTCTGTGGATAGTCTACATACTACATGTAGCAGTATACGTACTATATGTGGTAGGGTTATGGGTGTGTTATATATGTCACATAAGATGGGTTATAGGTGTGTCATATATGTTACATAAGAGGGGTTAATGGGTCGTTTATGATACATTAGGTGGGGTGGCAAAAGAAGGAAGGATTAGGATGTGCCCCTTTTGCCATATCAGCTGGGGTGGTAGAAGTGTGGTGTATATGTCACACGTACTTTCTTCTATTGTTTAAGACTAGGAGGAGGAAGAAGATAGAAGTGTTATAGAAGTGTAGTCTGGTAAGATCTAAGTGTGGAAGGAGGTGATCCCGACTGATGCTACTCGTGTGTGAGAGAAAATTAATTATACTCACTATACACCCCTCACTATATCCACCACACCCCCCTCTTCCGCTACCGGCTCCCTCTCACCATCAGGGTGCTTACCACTCCAGTCTACACTCTCACCGGGTGTCGTGTGCTGTGGCCTGCCAGCCTAGCACTCACTGTGATACATATGACACACCGATCACGTACGTACTGTGACCTTATTACCACATACATAACGGGAGGGAGTAGGGTTAGCGTGGAGGTTGAGTGTAGAGTGAGTGTAGTGTGGGTGTAGGGAGCGGACTACTGACCACATCACACTTCCACCACACTTCCACTGCTCCTCATAGCATCCATCATACATGAACCTCTAGCTATGGGTTCTTACTGCGTGTGGTCAGCAC